GCTCAAAATGGTATGTCAGCAGTTTATTATTTGGCAACCTCTGCGTCTGGTTCTACGCTTATTTCTGGTAATGGTGGCAGTGGTAGATCTGTAGGTTATATTTGGGAAATAACTGGATATAATAGTTCCACACCTACGGCAACAGCCGCTGTTAAAAGTGCAAACAACACCTCAGGCTTTAGTAAAACTATATCTGTGGCGTGCCAGTATAATGGCGTAACCATTGGGGCGGGAGTTTGCGAGGATACTACTCCTGCAACGGGTACAGTAAACCCCTTAACTGGATCAGGTGTAACAGTCAGCAATTCTGACCAATTAGCGCAACAGGATTTAGAACTGGCGACTAATCACTACGCATGGAAAGACGAAAATACCCCCTCAGGAACTAGAAGTTATACAGCTAATCAAGCAAGCCCGGCAAATAACGCTAGTCCTTATGGCACTTTTCACGCATTAGCAGTAGCGCATTGGAAATAAAATGACTTTAGTTCCTATAAAATTACCACCTGGATTTTATAAAAATGGCACTGAATATGAGGGTGCTAATAGGTGGCAAAATGGGTCACTTGTTAGATGGCTTGATGGAAGTTTACGGCCAATAGGCGGCTGGACGGTAAGAAAAAATAGATTTTCCAGAGACCCTGTTAGAGGATTGCATACGTGGCAAGATAACGCTGGAACTGCCTGGATAGCTGGAGGTACACACGACCAATTTATAGCAATGACTGGATCCGGGGTAAGTTATGATTTAACGCCAGATGACCTAGCAACTGGCCGTATAGATGCGGCTGTTAGCACTGGTTACGGTAATGGTTATTACGGAACGGGTTACTATGGACAACCCCGGCCAGTAACTTCGGCGTCTATTCCCTTAGAATGTAGCATTTGGCAAATTGATAATTTTGGGCAAGCTGGCGTTGCATTTCACTCAGATGATGGCCGCGCTTTTGTTTGGGATTTAAACACAACTGGCGGGTCAGAATTAGTTACTAATGGCGAGTTTGCAACTGATACGAATTGGAACAAAGGCGTTGGCTGGTCTATTTCTAATGGAAAAGCACGCTGGGGTTCATTGACAAGATTTATTAATGCTAGCGATTATACAAGTTGGAACGCATTTCATGATGAAATAGAATTTGTGGACGCAAACGGCAACATATTATCAGATCAACCATTTTCTGATGGCGACCCAGTTATTTATTACGTGCCGCCCGGCTCAACCGCGGTTAGTCCACTAGTTAGTGGCAATACGTATTATGTAAAAATTGATTTTACACATAACGGTAGTGAATTAGAATTAGCCGCAACGCCAAACGGGGCAACTCTTGATCTAGCAAATGTTAAAAGTCATCAATTTAATAATCCTTCACAAAATGTTAATTTAACAGATAACACAATTAACTGCACTGATCCTCATTTTGTAGATGGGATGCCTATTATCTATAATTTAGAAAACGGCGCAACTACTGCTATAGGTGGGCTTACAGATCACGGTCATTATTATATAATTAATAGAGATACCGTAAATAACACCTATCAACTTTCAACAACTTATACACAAAATACAAATACCCTGGCAACATCGGTAACTTTAACGGTGGTAGGTGGTGTTTTCTATTTGGATGGCGTGGCTAATCCACCGATAACATTATTACGAGGCCAAACTTATACATTTGACACTTCTGATAATTCCAACACAGGCCATCCACTGGTGTTTCAAGATGCTAGTGGCGTTACGTTTGCTACTGTTCAAAATGGTGTGCCTGGGCAACCTGGCTCAAGTCATGTTGTTTCAGTGCCTACTTCTGGACAAATTCCAGCTTCATATTTGTGCCAGGTACATGGTTCTTATATGGGAAATACCGTTACAGTTGTAGGAAATTTTGGCACTCCAATAAATTTAACATCTAACGTTGATGATGGTGTGGGTTATCATAGATTTGTTCAAAATTTTATTGTTGGAGGTTTTCATCAATTACAATACGCAAACCCGGCTGGGGGCAATTTAGATCAAACTGTAAGTGGCTTAGTTTCAACGCCAGATGTTCAAGATACATATGATTTTGAAATAACTTTGTTGGACCCAAATTCTGACGTAGATGATGCAGTAACGCCAGACGTTACTGTTAAAGTAACAGGCACAACAAGCACAACAGAATTAGTAAATCAAACTCTCTTATCAGGTCAAAATTTATTTAGGTTTGGGTCTGATGATACAGAAGTTAAAATAGAAATTATCCCAGCCGCAAACACTCAAAATTTTTACATTGATGATATTTCTTTAAAACAAAAAAGAGTGCTAGAGCCGATTGCCAATGCTCCAATTAATAATAAAGGCATTGTTGTTACTGAAGAACGTTTTTTAATGTGCATTGGTGCGGGTGGGAATTCACGTAAGATTGCCTGGAGTGACAAAGAAGATTTAAATACATGGGTTGCGGCTCCCACAAATGAAGCTGGTGACATAGAGCTGGCAAGTTCGGGGCAGTGCCTACAAGCGGTAAGAACGCGGGGCGGTACTCTTATCCTAACAGATACAGATACACATCTTGCGGTATATACTGGCCCCCCGTATGTCTATTCTGTAAACCGTATAGCTACAAATTCAGGGGCAGTTTCCAGGCTAAGCGCGGTGGCTGTTGACCAGGGTTGTTTTTGGTATGGGCAAGAGAATTTTTATTATTTTGATGGCAACACTGTAGAAACTTTAAAATGTGACGTTCATGATCACGTTTTTAATGATTTTAACCAGGCTCAACAAAGTAAAGTTTGGGGCATGAGTTTAGCTAGCCATTCTGAAATTTGGTGGTTTTATTGTTCATCAAATTCTAATGAGATAGACCGTTACGTAGGTTATGATTATGGGGATGGTCACTGGCTCATTGGTAATTTATCAAGGACGGCTGGCGCTAGTCGTGGCGTTTTTGCCAATCCCTTTATGACTGGTGGTAATGAAGCTGTAACAGAAACGTTACTTGTTACGGTAGCAAACCCTGGTAGTGGTAATAGATATTACATAGGTGGGTATAACGGCGCGGCTCCAACAATTTCATTAGTTGAAGGAAATACTTATAAATTTGATCAATCCGACTCAAGCAATTCAAACCACCCTCTTAAATTTTCCACAACAGAAAACGGCACACATGGCGGCGGTGTACAATATACAGATAATGTTGTAATTGTGGGCGTACCTGGTCAGCCTGGTAGCTATACTCAAATAACAGTTACGAGTAGTACTCCTAACCTCTATTTTTACTGTCAACACCACGCAAATATGGGGAATGTAGCTTTTACAATATCTGCTAATCAAAATGTTTATAATCATGAAATTGGTTATAACATTAGTACTGGAAATATTTTTTGTGAAACAGGACCCCTGGAAATTGGCAACGGTGACCAGGTAATGAATGTGACTGATGTTATAACTGATGAAAGAACCCAGGGTGACGTAAATTTAACCTTTAAGACAAAGTTTCATCCAAACAATACAGAAAGAAGTTATGGCCCATTTAACCCATCAAATCCAACATCATTAAGATTTCAGGGTCGCCAGGTAAAAATGCGTGTTGATGGTGCACGGTCAACAGATTGGAAAGTGGGCACCATGAGGCTCGATGTAAGGCCGGGAGGCAAAAGATAATGCCAGTAAATTTGCCAGTACTTGGCCCGGATCTCAGACAATGGGGCAGACAGCTAAATATTTATTTGCAACGTAATTTAGGCAAATTATATTTTAGAACAAGTGATGATAACCCGTCAGAAAACGGTATTTTATTATGGGATGATACAAAAAACTACCCAGTTATTTCAGCTCAAAACGCTTTTAGACAAGTTGCTATGAAACAAGCCCCCCCACCGACCAGTATTGGCGTTACGGGTAATGTCACTGGCATGATAAGCTGGGATACAAATTACATTTATGTTTGCACAAATAATTATGACGGAACCACTGCAATATGGAAAAGAGTACAACTGACCAGCTTCTAGGCAATCAGGAATTTAAGCGTTGTAAAAAATATATAGAAGCCGCTTTGAAATACACGGGCGGCACTCATGATATTATTGATATTTATGAGGGTTTGTATAAAGGCACGATGCAATTATGGCCAAATGATAATAGTTGCCTGGTTACAGAAATAGTAACTTATCCAAAGAAAAAAGTTTTAAATGTGTTTCTTGGCGGGGGTGATCTCGCGGAAATTCTGGAAATGCACGAGTCTGTGATAACTTGGGCAAAAGAGCAAGGCTGTAGCGCCCTCAATATGACCGGGCGTTTTGGCTGGAAAAAACCTTTAGAAAAATATGGCTGGAAGCCAATTCACTCTAGCTATGTAAAGGAGATTTAAAAAATGGGCAAAGGTGGCAAGTCTGTAGATACTACCATACCAAGATGGTTAGAGGATGCGGCACAAAGAAATCTTAATCAAGCTGACCGGGTAAGCCGTATGGGTCCAGTACCACTGAGCTATGGCCCTACCGTTGCCGCTTTTACTCCAATGCAAAATAGTAGCTTTTTGAATACAGCAAATACAGCTAATGCGTTTGGATTATCAGCTCCTACTGGAAATGACGTTTTTGGCGGTATGGATGCCCCAACTGATTATGGCGGTGGTGTTTTGGGTTATTCAGCTAAACCTATATTTGATGCTACAATGGATGAATTTAGAGCTGATCGACCAGCCCAGGCGTCTTACATTGATAGCTTTTTTATTAATCCATTTACTGGAACTACTGGCGTAAACGCTGGTAATGTCTCTAACATAGGTTATATGCCTTTGGTTAGTGATGGTTTAGAGGGCTCTGGCGGTGGAGCTGGAGCTGGAGTTGGCGGCAGTAATAGCGGTGGAGTTGGTCAAGAAAGAGCTGACTTTATGGCTCAACATATGGAACGCCAAAAGAAAAATTTCGCGGCTGGTAATGAAGCTGGTGCAATAGGCTTTGCCCAAACGCCTGACGGTGGAATTTATGCTGTTGGAAATAAACCGGGTCAAATGTCTCCTAGAGAAGCGGCAGAACGTGGTTTTAGAATGAGGGATGAAAACCCTTTTGATATGTCTGTTGGTGAACATTTTGGTCAAATCAGAAAAGACGTATCTAATATGAAAGATAAGGTTGTTGATGATGTTAAAAGTGTTGCAAGTGGTGACGGCACCGTTATGTGCTCAGCTTATTGTAAAATGGGATATTTACCAAAAGAAATTTGGCAACTTGATCGTCGCTATGGCGTAAAGGTTTTAAGAGAGGACCCTACCCTTATTAAAGGTTATCACTTGTGGGGAATTCCAACGGCTAATTACATTCAGAAAAATACATTTTTTGCTAGAATTGTTAGATTGTTAATGTGGCCTATTGTAAAAGCCTGGGCTGAAGAAATGGCGCATTGCATGAAGCCAAAAGAATATAAGCCTAACTATGTTGGTAAAATGATTAAGCTTGTAGGCGAACCGTTCAGTCGCTTATGTGGAAATTTATACAAGTACAAGATACATTTATCTCGTACAATAAAGGAGGTATAAAATGGGCGCGGCAAGTGGTGGCAAAGGCGGTGGAGTTACCGAACTCCCGCAAGGTGATTACTACAACACAACTCCAAACCTGGCTGGACCAGGTGGTGATATGAGTGGCGGTTTTAATGTAAACAATGCGGCGGCAACTGGTTTGCAAAATGCTATGGGTGCAACGACTGGCATTCTAGGCGGCCCATTAAACGTTGGCGCATTTAACAACCCCTTCCAAGATGAAGTTATCCAAAATGTGCAAAGTGACATAGATAGGCAACGCCAAATGGCAATTAATGATGTTGGGGCACAAGCACAAGCGGCTGGCGCATATGGCGGTAGTAGGCAAGGTGTTATGGAAGGCACAACAAATGCTGAGTTTGGCAGACTGGCGGCTAATACAATAGCGCCTTTGCGTATGACGGGTTACAATACGGCAATAAGTAACGCCATGGCTGACCGCAATCAGCGTTTAGGAGCGGCTAATCAGTTGGCTGGGCTTGCTAACCAGGCGTTTACTACTGGTAGAACAATTAACAATGATTTGATGGCTCAGGGCTTGTTACAGCAAGCGTTACAGCAACAGCTCATAGACGCGGCAAGAACAGATTTTTCCAACTATACGACTTCCCCGGCTGATAGTCTAACAATGCCCTTAACAGCTCTTGGAGTTGTGCCAAAACCACAAAGCACAATGACAACTAACAACCCAGGAATATTAGGAACTCTCGGAGCTATTAAATATGCATTTCCTAACATGGGTCTATTTGGTTAATGAACTTAAACGCTAGAGATATATTAGCAAAAACTTTAGAGGCTGAGGCTGGCAACCAGGGGGCACTTGGTATGCTTTCAGTCGGCTCAGTGATTATGAATAGATTGATGAGCCCTAACTATGCAAATAATTTGCATGATGTAATATTACAGCCCGGTCAGTTTTCAGTTTGGAATAAAACGACTGGTTATGCTGGCGGTGAGCAAGGCGTTGACGTTGCAAATATACAGCCTAGCAATGTGGCTTATTCTGTAACTGACCAGCTTTTAGATCAAAACTACAATGACCCTACTCGTGGGGCTACCCATTTTTACAATCCTAATATTTCAAATCCTAGTTGGGGCCAGATGGCGGGAGGCAACTGGCAAACTATAGGAGATCACTTATTTGGAAAACCTAAAAAAAAAAGGAAAACAGCTATGGTTGCGCCGCTTAATGTAACTAACCTTTTGGAGCCTAGTTTAACAAACAATGCTGTTAATCAAAGCCAAGCAATGACTGGCACTAAGCCAGGTCTATTAGCAATGATAGGCAACGCTGTAGGCGGTGGGTTTGACAAGGTTAAGCAAGCTGTAACTGGTGAGGACGAGGAAGCTAGTGACCGTTTAGCATTGGCCTTGATGAGCTTAAGCGGCAATCCCGATTCCTTGCGCCCTTTGATGGAAATGGCGGCCCAGGATATCCAGGACAACAAAGAACAGAAAAAACTGGATAAACAAAAAAATGCCACCATAGAATTTTTAACTGCTAAAGCTCGAGCGGGTGATGCTAAAGCGCAACGTGTTTTAGAAATGGTGCCAGCTATTGGGGCGGGTGGCGCTATGACAGAATACTTAGATAAAACTGGCGCTAGCACTGGCAACAAAACTGAAGCTGACACATTTTTGTACCCTAATGGTTTTAGGGTTCAACAATTCCAAGACGGCACAATAAAGTATTTTTTAAATAATGAGGAAATTACTGACAACGAAAGAATAAACGAGTTACGCAATGAAGGCCAAAAACTAGAGCTAGAGCTTGCCCGGCAAGAAGAACTTTCAAAAAAGACTGGTGCAATACAAGGAAATCTTGTTGAGGACACAATGAGCAAAATGGCAAATACAAACAGCTCATTGAAAAGTTTTGAAATAGCAAAAGATGCTTTACGCCGGGCAATAGCAGATAATATAAACGTAACGGGTTTTTTAACTCAATATTTTCCAAATGTGTCTTTAGAAGCGCAAGAATTACAATTTGCGGCCACAAGCTTAGGTTTGGACGTTGTTGGGTCTGTAACATTTGGCGCACTTTCTAAAGGCGAGCTAGACTTAGCTTTGTCAAAAGAAATGCCATTAGGTTTAGGTGAAAAAGAGTTGTTAGAATATATTGAGCGTAGAGAAAGCGCCCTTAAAAAATATCAATTTGAATTGATGAAAGCGGCTCAGTATTTAACGGATCCTAATAATACTATTGGTATGTATATAGAAAACGTACTTGATAAACAGGAAGTTGTTAATGACTACGTAGATACTGAATTTGATGAATTAGAAGAATTGTTTTTGGAGGTCAAGTCAGGGAACTCAATGCTCATACCAGAAAAACGGCAAATGATTATAGATGAAATGAAGCGGAGGGCTGGGCTATGAGTGAGAAAGAAAGAGCATTAGCATTATTAAATCAAACTAATGAGCCCGTAGCCCCACCAAAAAAGTCTAAAGCAAAAGCCCGGTTGCGGAGTTTATTACAAGGTTTAAGCTTAGGAACCTCAGATGAAATTGAAGCATTTTTAACCTCTACTTTTACTGATGCAGAATATGAGCAAGTTTTAAATGTAGCCAGAAATTCATTAGCAGACTTTGCTAAGTCAAATCCTTACCAGTCTATGGCATTGGAAGGTATTGGCGGGATAATACCTATATTATTTACTGGTGGTTTAGGTGCCGCCGGATCTGGAGTAAGGCTTGCCAATTTAGCCAGACAAGGCGCGGCATACGGCGGGGCTTATGCTTATGCTACTGGTGAGGGTGGCGTAGCAGAAAGAGCTAAAAGAGTGCCAGGGGGCGCTGTAACAGGCGGTGTCGGTGCAGTTGTAGGTGATAGGACCGTAAAGTTTGCTGGTGACGTTTTGAAGGCACTAGGCAATCAAGCTAAAATGTTAGTTGGGCGCTCCGGGGAAAACATTGTTAATAATGAAATACAGCGTTTAGCGGCAAGAACTGGCAAAACAACAGATGAAATTTTACAAGATTTGTTGGACGGCAAAATACTTTCAGAAAATGAAACTCTTAACGCCGCTATGAAAGCATTAAGAAGTCAGCCAGGCGGTGAAGGTATAACAATAGCGGCGCAAACTAGACCTGGGCAAACCAGAAATGTTGCCATGCAAGAAGTGGATCAAGCGCTAGGCGGTGACGGCACAAGTGCTACACTAAGACGAGATACTAGAAAAGCTGACATGAAAACTGAACAAGCAGAATTGTATGACCCTTTTAAAACGCAAACGGCTCCAGATGTTGTTGATGATGCAATGATTGACGCAGTTAATAGATTGCCTGGAGTTGGTAAGCCTATACAAAAAGTACAGAAAACAAGAACTGGCAAAATAGACCCTTTAACGGGTGAGCCATATAAAGATGTAATTACAAAAGTTACTGATGAAGCTGAAGCTAAAAAACTTGGTATAGCTAAAGGTGATTTTAAACTAAACAAAAAGCCCAGCGTTGAAGAAATTGAAATGGTAAGGCGTGGAGCTGATGCTACTACTAGTAAAGAATTTGGCAAAGCTGGCGGCGGTTTTGTTGGAAAAGAATATGGTGACGTAGCAAAAGAGCTACGTGATATTATGGATCAAAATTTAACAGAATTAGCGACTGTAAGAGCACAAGCTAAAGCCATGAACTTAGAAAAAGATGCTTTTGAACTAGGAGAAAAAGCACTTGCCGGGAAGCCTGGTGAAAACATGCTTAAACTAGATGCATTATTAAAACGCCGTGATGATGCCATTGAAGCAATAAAAGGCAAAGATTTAAAAGGTGATGAATTAGAAACTGCACTAGCTGGAGCTGATGCTGAGCTAAATGCTTACAGAACTGGCTTTTTGATAACCATACAAAACAGATTTGTGGGTAAACAAAAAGGCGCATTGATAAAAGATTTAGGTGATTTAGAAAACCACACCGCCCAGGTGCTTGATAAAATATTACCTGAGGAAACTGTAGAAAGCGTATTTAAAAAGCTTGAAGTAGCTAACGAGTCTGCAAAGGCTTCAAATACAATCTTAAATAAAACAATTACTGGTGAGGTTGCCAACGAAACTAAATTTCTAGGGCGTGACGGGCTTCTATCTAGGGCCGCTATGACTGCAATAAACCCAGTAAATAATCCTGGTATGCTGATAGGCCAAGTTGGAAATGCATTAGCTAGTAAGTTTGGCCGGGGTCTAACTGAAGCTGAAAACAGACAACTCGTAAATCTACTAACAACCACTGACCCAGCAATATTGCAAAGAGCATTAGTTGATGACGGGGCTCTAGCAAAAATAGGTCAGATGATTAATAGGCGCATTATGGGCCCGGCTGACCGTGTTGCCGCGCCATTAGCTAGAAGTGTTGGCATGCAACAAGGGGCTATGGCTGGTGGTAGTTATAGAGTGCCGGGTGGAATTCTTGGAGGGGCGGGTAGATAATGGAACCATTAACAGAAAATGATATACAAGAAATAGTGCGTGACGCTATCCAGGATGCTGTAGATTTTATTGATCAGGATATAGCCCTGGAGCGCCTCAAATCTGCTAGGTACATGAACGGTGAAACTGACATTGGCCATGAGGAAGGGCGTAGCAAGGTTGTCAGTACTAAAGTTAGGGATGTTGTCAGGGCAACTAAACCATCAATAATGCGTATTTTTATGTCTACTAGTAAGCCAGTAGAATACGTGGCTAAGTCTGAACAAGACATTGGACTAGCTGAGCAAATTACTAGCTATGTTCAACATGAATTTGAAAGACAAAACGGGTTTAACATTCTTAACCAAGTCATTGAGGATGCACTAGTAAAGTCTGCTGGCTTCATAAAAGCTTATTACAAACGTTACCCTAAGTCTGAGATTTTTTCTTATTCTGATTTGTCTGATGACGAACTGGCATATTTGACTGATGATGATGAGGTAGAAATTTTAGAACAAACTACAACACAAAGCATGACCATTGATGAATTTGGTGTTGAAGCAGAAGTGCCAGTGCATGAAGTCAAAATAAGCCGCACAAAAGAAAAAGGTGAGGTTTGCATAGAAGCTATCCCACCTGAGGAAATGTATGTGAACCGTGAAGCCCGTACATTCCAAGATGCATATGTGGTCTGCCAAAAGAGTGAAATGAGAGTTGGTGACGTTATTGCTATGGGATTTGACCCGGATGAAATTATAGCTTTGGCGGGTAATGATGAAGGGTCAGCTTTTACACAAATAGAAAAGAACTATAGAACAAGCTTTGCTGGCAATGATGATGATGAACACGTTTTAGATCCGTCAATGCAAACAGTAGAAATTTCTGAAGCTTATATGAGAATTGATGTTTTTGGAACCGGGGTTCCAGTCCTTCACAAGCTCATTTGTGGTGGTCAAGACTACCAACTATTAGATTATATGCCTTGTGATGAAGTACCTTTTGCAAAATTAGAAGTTGACCCGGAACCCCACAGTTTTTTCGGACGAAGTTTAGCCAGCATTTGTTGTGACGACCAGGATGCAAGCACTGCTATTTTGAGAGGCATATTAGATAACGTTGCACTGACAAATTCACCAAGATTAGGGTTTTTAGAAGGTAGCGTAAATATTGATGACCTGATGCAAAGTGAGATTGGCGGCCTAGTCAGAATGAGGCAACAAGGAGCTATCCAAGATTTAAGTGTGCCATTTGTTGCCGGGCAAACGTTATCAGCTCTTACCTACATGGACAAAATGGTAGAGCAAAAAACAGGTGTTACTCAAAACGTGGCACTTAATCCAGATGCTTTGCAGTCCACAACTAAGGCCGCTGTTACGGCTACCGTAGAGGCGGCCCAGGGCCAGGTTGAGGTTATGGTTAGAAACTTAGCTAGCGGTATGAAAGATTTGTTTGGTATCTTGCTAAGAACTATCCACAAGAATGTGGACGAGGAGCAAATGGTTAGGTTAAATGGGATTTATACGCCCATAGACCCCCGTGTATGGGATGTACAGCGCGACATTGCTATAAATGTAGGTTTAGGCACCGGGCGAGAAGATGAGAAGCAGAAAGCCCTACAGAGCGCCCTAGCCTTACAAATGCAAATATACCAGGGTTATGGGCCCAATAATGGCCTAGTTTCACTAACAAACATTAGAAACACCCTAACTGATATGCTTTCTGTAACTGGCATTAGGAATAGTGATAGATATTTTGCACCTATTAATCCAGAAATTGAACAGCGATTACTAGCCCTTCAACAGCAACAACAAGCGGCAATGGCTCAAAACAGACAGGACCCTAACGCCGCATTTTTACAAGCTGAGCAAATGAAAGCTACAGCTAAGGCGCAAACTGACATGGCTAAGATTAGTTTAGATGCACAAAAAGCGGCGGCTGAGGATGACCGGGAGCGTGATAAAATGGCTCAAGATTTATTTATCCAGGGCGCTAAGATTGCTGGGCAGTATGGCACCCAGGTTGATGTAGCATCAATCAAAGCTGAGCAAGATAAAATACGTACTATAGCTGATGTTGCCCAGGCCGGGCAGTCACAACAGTAACGCCGTTTTTTGTTATATTCCAATGACTGATGTTATGTTGCAAGCATGATGGATAAACAACCTTTGACGGCTGAGGAAGCCAAACGGTTATTAGCTGATACCTCTTTCCAGAAGGTACTGCATGAAGTCCGTGAACGTCAAAAAGACGTTTTTTTGAATACCGCCGCTCATGAAGTTGAACGGCGTGAGGATGCCCACGCAATTATAAGGGCTGTAAAAGAGATAGAGGTACACCTCGACGCCGCAATAGCGGCAGAGACCCTCTTGGAACTAAGAAGGAAGTAGCACCGTGAATGACGCGACTATGCAATCAATAAGTGAGGATGAAGCGGTTGCTTCAATCTTACAAGTACAAGATACTCCCGCTGAGGGAGAAAATAAAGAAGTCCAAAAGGCTGAAGTTGAACCAGAAGAAACGGAACCTCAGGTTGAGACCGTTGAAACTGATGAGGCTGAGCTGGAGGCTGAGGCTGATGATGACCTTTTTGACGAAGAATTTGAGGCTGATACTGATGAGGCTATTGAGGAAGAAACCGAAACTCAGGAAGAACAACTTTATACCGTCAAGGTTGACGGTGTTACAAAGGAAGTAACCTTAGATGAGTTAACCCGGGGATATTCTGGACAAAGCTATATTCAACAAAGAATGCAAGACGTAGCAAAACTTGAAAAAGACCTCAAGGATGCCCAGTCTGAGCTTTCTGATAAGCGACAGCAATTACTAGAGTTTGCTAATAAAATGCAAGAAGCGCCTATCGTTGCACCAACACCCCCTTCAGAAGAACTGTTTGAAAATGACCCCATGGCATACATGAGGGCTAAAATGGTTTATGATAAGCAAGTTGGTGAGTACAATGAAAACATCAATAAGTTACAAAAGTTGCACACTGAACGCCAAGACGAGGCAAACAAACAACTTTCAGAATATACTGATGCTCAAACCAAAATATTACTAGAAAAGCTCCCGGAGTTAGCTAACCCAGAAAAGGGTGAAGCTTACAAAAAGAAGTTATTAAAATCTGGTGAACATTATGGTTTTACGGCTGAAGAATTAAGTATGGTGAGAGACCACAGATATGTGCTCACTCTTAATGACGCCATGAAATATCAAGCATTGGTTAAAAAGCGCAAAACTGCAAACACTAAAGCGGGTAAAACAACTACCCCTTCAGTAAAAGCGGGGGCCAAAAAACGGCCTGGCTCTATAAAAGCTAAAGCTAATGAACAGGCGCTACAGCGCTTGAAAAAATCAGGCAAGGCTGAGGATGCCGTTGCCTTAATCTTGAATAGTTAGCCTATAGGAGAATAACCATGGCACAACCAACTAACCTAGTGGATACCTATGATGCGGTAAACACTATTAAGGAATCGCTCGAGGACGTGATCTATCTGATAACTCCCGAAGATACCCCATTTTTTTCTAAGTCTCAGAAAAAAAGCATCTCTAATACTTTGCATGAATGGAACACTGGAAGCCTAAGGTCCTCAACACTAAACAACGCCCATATTGAGGGTGATGATACCACTTCTGAGGCCCGGACCCAGTCGACTCGCTTAAACAATTCGACTCAGATATTTAAAAATTCTGTGGCGGTAAGCGACACGGACACAAGCATAGACCACGCTGGTCGTAGCGGTGTTATGGCCCATGAAATGCTCAAAGTTTTAAAAGAGCAAAAATTAGACGTAGAGGCAACAATGTTTGCAAATCAAAGCAAAAATGCTGGAAATGCAAGCACGGCTAGAAAGATGGCTGGTCTAGGCTCTTGGGTCACAACAAACGTCAATTTTGTAACTGGTGGTTCACCGTCAGGTGCAAACCCAACGGGTGACGGAAGTGATACGCGAACTGATGACGGAACGCCTACAGCATTCACACAAACAAAGTTTGATAGTGTTATGCAATCTGTCTGGACCAACGGAGGGTCGCCCGATACTTGCTACCTCAGCCCCTTCAATATGACCCAGGCACTTGGCTTTGTTGGAAATAACAACCAAAGAGCTAATGTTGTGGCTGATAATGAAAGAGTTGTTAATAGTTTGAGCGTATACTTGACCCCATGGGGTCAAATTTCCTTCCAACCCTCCCGCGAGGTGCGTGGTTCGGACGTTTGGATTATGCAATCTGATATGTGGCATGTTGGTGTTTTACGTGCGGCTAAGAACGTGCCGTTGGCTAAAACAGGCGACTCAGAGCGCCGCCAAATTACACAGGAATTAACTATGATCTGTGCTAATGAGGCCGCCTCAGGGTTAATAGCTGACAATACAACATCATAATAAAATGTGGGGCGGGAGACCGCCCCTATTCAACTACTAGATATTATGGGAAAACTTATGAAATATATTATCAAAGCCAAAAGCGTAGGCACCTCAACAGGCATACACGCTCAAGGTACAGTTGTTGACTTGCCAGAAGCGGAAGTCACAAAAATTCATAAAATGAAACCAGGCACATTTGAGGCGGTTGAGGACACTGTTGTTTTTAAATCAACTGCTAAAAAAGCCCCGGCTAAAAAAGCTCCAGCCCAGAAAAAGAAACGGGCACGTAATGCTAACGGCACCCTCAAAGCTGATGACCCAAGCACCCCTAACGTTAATGAGGCTTATGAATAATGAAGGTCAAAGAAAAAGCCTGGATGGATGGTGACAATCTAATTGTCAAAAATACCCATGATGTAAGCGGCATGGTAAAAGATGCTGAGTTTGCCAGGGAAATAAATGGCGTCCACAAATTTGGCCAGGACAACATCCACCTAGGAAATATTGACCCGGTGGTTTTAAGAATTTGGCTGGAGGAAGCTGGTGTTGCCTGGACTGATGTTGAGGGTATCAAAGACGTTGTAAAACGCAAACTAATGAGCAATGAGTTTTCAAAGCTTAGGGGCTCTTGGACGGGCACCTGGTAATTATGGAACTGCCCAAGGTAAATATTGCTGTTGCCGCTAGTGCGGTGGTGGCGATTTGTAGTACTTTGGGGGGTGGCGTCTGGTATATGAGCCAGCAAGCTTCAGTCATTGAAGCACTCCAGTCAGATTTGGAAAAATTAACGGTGGCCAACTCAGCGGTAGACCGTACCAATTTGATCAGGGATGTAGAGGAAAATAAAGAGCGTATAGAAGAATTAATAGATTATCTAATTGATTTAGAGGATGAAGGGGAAAGCACTGCAACTGAAGTTTATGAGGAAATCGACTCAATTTATGATGATTTAAATGGGCTTAGCAGTAGTTTGATGGACATTATTAAATTAAGTGCCCGGGTAAGTATTTTAGAGAAAACACTGCAATATACTAAACAAGATGGAATGTAAACGTGCCCGACCCTATCACAATAGTTACGGGCATTACTGGCGCATTAAAAGCCGGGCGCAGTTTAGCAAGCTTATCAAAAGAAATAGGTAATTTTTTTGATGGCGCTGATACAGCCAAAAAAAATCATTCACGTAAAATGCAAAAGTCATTTACTAGCGTAAACCAACAAGCTCTTTCAACTTTTGCAGATAAGATAGCTTATGAAAATGCAGAGAAAGATTTAAAAAAATTTATTGATGAACAACTAGGCCCCTCATATTGGACCCAGCTCTTAAAAATCAGAAAAGAAATACTCGTTGAGAAACGTGAAGAAGAAGCCAGGAAACGCCGTGAGCTGATAGAAAAGCAAGAATTATATATGACCATAGCCGGGATTATTTTCCTACTGGTCGCGTCTTTTATCGGCGCTATTGGCTACCTCCACTATATGCAGTGGCTGGATTTAAGAGATTACTTCCGATGAAGGATGTATTTGATTGAGGTGAAAAGAAACAGATGGGTAGTCTACAAAAATAACCGGGTAGTTATCCAAACATCTGACAAACGGTTAGCAGTGAGGATAATGCAGAATGACTGAGTTTGAGAAGCTAGACAAAAATGGAAATGGCACCATTGAAAAAGATGAATTCCAGGAGCTGGAATACAAACGTTTAGAAGAGGAATACAACGACCAAAACCAAAAAAGGGACAATCAGTTACGCATGTGCTGGCTTGTTTTACTTATCATGTGTGCAAGTACCGTAGCGGTAATAGTACAGCCTGAGCGTATGGCTCAAGCTGATGCAGTCTTAATGATGATGTACGGATCTCTAAGCGCCATTGTTGGGGCTTTTTTTGGGTTTAACGCACTAGGAGGCAAAAAATGATAGGTCAAATTATTTCAAGCGTTGGAAGTTTAGCCACTTCATACATTGATGGGAAAACTGCAATCCAAAAGGCAAATGCAGAAATCAAAATGAAGCAAGCAACTGGCGAGATAAATTGGGAACAAGCCGCTATAGAGGCTAGTAACAATTCCTGGAAAGATGAGCTGTGGACCATAGTGTTCGTAATCATATTGGGAGCCAATTTTTTTCCAGCATTACAAGAACCTATGAGACAAGGCTTTGCTAATCTCGAGCAATGCCCGGACTGGGTCGCCTGGGGCATGTATGCCAGCATAGCGGCCTCATTTGGAATTCGTGGAATAAAGGGGTTTAAGAAATGAAAGATAATTGGCATGAATTTTTTGAAATGTTAATTCATCACGAAGGTCAATTCCAAGATGACCAGCGTGACAGTGGCAACGCTAAGGGTGATGGGCATGGAAATGAGGGCTCTACTATGTTGGGCGTCACTGCTTATAATTGGGCAAAATGGACGGGTAAGCCAGCTCCCAAAGATGTAATGCGGAAGCTCACAAAAGAAGACGTAAAGCCGCTTTATAAGAAAAACTACTGGGATACATGCAAATGTGATAATCTGCCCAGTGGCTTAGATATCAGCGTTGCGGATCTCTCGGTGAACGCCGGAAAATCAAGAGCTAGTAAAATTTTGCAACGTATCGTTGGCGTTACGCAAGATGGGGCCATTGGAAAACAGACCTTGACCGCTGTCGCTGATCATGAACCTAAAGATTTAATAGAAAAATACTATGATGGTAGAGAAGGTTTTTACAGATCATTAGATGATTATAAAATCTACGGCAAAGGCTGGTCTAGGAGAAATAAAGAGACTTTAGAAAAAGCTCTTAAGCTGGTTTAAAGTAAACGGGAGCCCCAGTGCCTGGCTATACGCAACCAAGATATACACCGCCTCAATGTCAGTCACGATGCCACTTCCCCGCCGTGAAACGGGTCACACAATAGAAGTGACCTGACAAGGGGTAACAAAACCCCCGTTTGTTCTTTTAAGTGCAACCACTCATTCAGTTACACTATCTGGTCACCAAGAAGGATAACAAGGCCCAGACTGCTATGGTTGTGGTTATTTTGATGATGTTTCCACTTGGAGGTAACCACCCGGCACTCATAGCTGACCGACCATGTGGAAAAACATAGATAAAAAACCACATGGATTTACTCTTGCCGGGGCAATTTATAAATACTTATCAACTGCCCAACGGTTTGCTTTGTTGACCCCATTTGTTTAGCAATGTGGTCTATAGTCCTTCCACGCTTCAGCATACGGTCTACCCTTTTAGCGTTTTTGCTCAAATCTAAGAGCTTCTCAGCGTGGGTTCGTATATGTTTGGCGTGATACATCATGCCCCAGCTACGCCTTACCTTGTCGTTCTCTACAGCGGCTAAGGCTTGCATTTCAGCTATCGTGCGGTTCGTCATCATCAACCACCCAATAAGGCACGTTTTCCCAAAATTTTTGAGTGACGTACTTTTTCTTAACTAATGTTTTTACAAGCTTGTAAGTGCTACCCTTGCTTTTTCTTTCTGGGATGACTTGATTGCCGCTTATAAAACCTGAGCCAATTTCACGTAGGCTGGGAGTGCGGTTTTTGTGCACCTTTTGATACTCCTTAATGTACGTGTAAACTTGCTCTTGGGCTGGTGTTAATGGGGGTCTATTCAATGCAAATGCCCCCCTTCATATAAAACTTCTAAGTCACCTTTGTTCAATTTGAAGGTGCAAAAAGATGAACGCAACTCAACAACATCTAAAATTTTCATGGCCTCAACTAATGCCTCAGAACTTACTTCCTCTATGCTTTCCCAGCGTTTATGCTCAGCCATTGCTACGGCCAAGTTTTCAGCCAGGATTGAGATTGAATTTGAGAACTCTTCAGACAACCTTGGAGCCGTTAAATCGTCCACGGTTTGGTCTTGTAAAATTTTTGTAACCTTCATGAGAAAAAGGCCGCTGTTAGTAACCAAATGTATCCTAAGAGAAAAATACTTATTGCCCCTAAGATATCCCCAATTACAGAACAGAATGTTCTGAACGCACTGCCCTGGCTGTACTGTCTAACCTGATTTACTGAAGCAATAGTTAATTCTGGGATAATATATATTATGCGAATAGGGTTTATAGAGAACCCCCTAAGTAATTGTTTATTCATAATCAAGCCCTCTGCCTGTTGTTTATAATTACTAGATACCTTTTTATAGGTACTAGATACTTAGTCTAAATCCTGTCTGGCATTAAGCTCGTCAAAGCCACTTGTGTTAACAAGTCCAGTTTCACGCCATTCAAGTTTCTCAGACCCGCGTTCCCGTGGGTCTAAAGGTGTTATACGCCCAGCGTCTATATTAGCTAAAGTTATTATTGTTTGGGCGGCTAACGCTTTGTCAACATTTCTTAATGAATTGCTGTTAGAGATTTTTTCTATGCGCTTTCCAGCGTCTTGAAGTATACGAGCAACTTTTAGCAAATGATCTTGGTGCCACAAAGGAAGGTCCATGCGCCGTTTAAAGCGCATTTGACCAGCCCCTAGCCTCATAACCGTTTCTGATTGCCTACGGTGTTTTCTCATAGTTTTTCTCATACCCCTATAATGTACTCGTTTGGTTTTGCCTTCAATACAAAATGATTTTACACCACACTGTAAAATGATTTTACACTATGGCATATCATTTTGAGACTATTCGTTTGAACTGTTTATTTGTTTTTTGAGCTCTTTTATTTGTGTTGATAGATCACGAATTTGCAAATCATCAACAACATTCCAAAGCCAATTAACGTAATTTTGGTAGCATTCTATCATTATTGGCGTTGCAGTCAGATGATTATGACCTTTGGAACATTTTTCATTTTCTATCCATTTTCGCTCAAGACAAAAATTCATCATCTTAATAACAGTTGGACGACTAGTGCGAAGTTTCTTTACAATCTCGGCGGTAGTAATATTACAGTCCTCTAAAGTACTTCTTATGACATACATTAAAAAACGTCTTTGATTTGACGATTCGAGTGACCATTCTTTTATGCGCCGTTCCTCACCCGTAGGAGCAACCCTACCCCCCTCAGTTATTGAAATTTCGAGGTCGAGATTTTTCTTTGCATATTCACGTAGTGCAAAATCTAATGCACCCTTTAAGTAAACTAAGTGGTCGTCCTGTTCTAACTTAACAATATTTTCACTGATCATTTGTTTTCTCCCTTATTTCTTAAAACTATGTTGCGAACTGTACTTGCGTACCATTCACCAGCGGTCTCACTTTTTTGTTTTCTTTCTTGTGCTGGTGTTGGAATTGCCATGACATTAAACTGCCTGGCTATAGCATTGTAACCCATCCCAAGCGCCTGGAGTTTCTCTATATCAGGTAAATATTTTTTATCCCGTTCCCTGGCTAGCCTAGCTTGCTCCTCATTACCTGTTTGTTGAGTTTCGGTTAAAGTATCATGAACACCTAGTTTAGTTACCAGGCGGCCAGTACGTTTAGCCACAATAGGTTTACCAGCGGCTAATTGCTTTTTGATGTTGTCTAAAGCTTCTTTAGAACTTTTGGCTATTTTATGCCTACGTTCTTCTGATTGTAATGCCATAACATGCACGGAGCCCCTACTTACTGCTGGGTCGTCTGCCACCATAAATTGCATGTTGTGCATTTCTGCCTGGCTAACCATCCAGCTAAGAGCTTGCCACCTAGTCTCACAAAAGCCCTTCAATGAGGATATCACAAAAGTAGCGTCAGCCGTTCTACAATAACGTGCCGCTTGCTGTAAAACTTCACGGTCCTCAGGTGCACGTTTTTGATGGCCCCGGGGTTCCTTAAAATATTTGACGTTAGTCTTAGCGTTTTTAAAAAGTGCCCTGATTTGTTCTAGCTGTTTTTGTTGGCTGGCTTCAGTGGCACCAAATATAAATACTCCAGCTTTCAAGTGTCTCCCCTTTTGTGCAGTTTTAAGTTTACCAGCATAAGCACGGTTATCTGGATGTCTATAAAAAAACATCTTATCTCACTCCCTCTATTTTTTTTGCTAAAGTTTTAAGCTCATTCATAAGCTCAGGAAGCGGTGTGTTTGCCGCTTCATCTTTTATGTCAGCATAGTCGAACTCGGCTGACAAAATTGACCTGGTGATTTGATCTACTTTCAACCGCCAGAATAAACGGTCTCTAGTATCTTGTACTTGTATGTTCATTTTAAAGGTCTCCCAATTTTATTAAAAACGTATTCTTTCGATTTTTGTTTTCTCAATTCGTTTTTGATTTTCAATTTGAGGGTATTGGTAGCAACCATGTCAGTAGGTGTATAACCTGACGACCCTTCCTCTTCTAACTCCATTTCAGCAACTACATGCTGTAGTTCATGAATGGCTTTCAAAAGCATTTCAGCTTCCTGTTTATTTATGTAAATTTGCAAGTCATTGCCCCCTTCTTAAAACATAAACATTTGGTGGATTGTTGATTTCATCTTTCATTCTCATGAGCGTGTCATTTGTAAACTCAATGTCATCAACATCTGGTCGGTGTTCTCTATAAGATATCCACCGTACTAAACCTTTTGGGTGATGCGGCTCGCTCCTAACCCAAGTGGCACGGCTGAGCTGGAAGCCAGCCGCCCGGAGTGATGCACCGCTTTCATAAGGTTTGGTATAAGTAACGACTATTAGGTAGCCCATGGCAAAGCATGCTTCTCTAGCTTTGCTAAGTAAAAAGCTGGCTGTATTTTTAGGCGCACCGTCAATGACACATAATCTACGGATCTCAACCATTTCATTATGCTTTGACCAGGCACTACTACAGCGGTCTACCGTAACAACCCCTAACGTGCCTTGCCAAACATCCTCAGTTTCACAAACGCCAATGCTAAACATATGACGTTTGAGCGGCTTGCTATGGCGGTGATGTTTTTTAATAAACCGCTGAGCATACCCAAGACTACAATTAAGATGAAACATTGTAATTCTCCTATGCGGCTAGTTGTTGGTTTTGTACTGCAAGAGCCGCGTTGCCCCATTGCTCAGCCATTGCACGGGCAATGCCTGGATAAAACTTTGATCTGATTTTCCAGCGGTCTGGTCCAGGTGTAGCATTGTGGACGTCAGCTCTAGCGGTTGACCCATCTAATGACCCTGTTTTTTCTAATGCTGGTAAATTCTTAAGCCAGAAACATGTTCTTTTTTTAACGTTGTCAGCCCCGTCATCATCATGAGCAAACTCCCACGGCTGAACAGATTGAGTAAATGGCTGATAGTTACGGATACGTTCTTTAGCGTATTTATGCATGACCGGGTTTTCTATTGCCAGGCAAGGCACGTCAGCATTCCACAAGTCGCTAAACAATTCAGCTCCTTCATCTAACTCATTCCACATATCATTGATTGAGCGGCCAGGAGGTGCTTTGTGCAACCAACGCACGCCGCTATTGCATAGCCTGGTGCATGGCGGGTGGCCAATAAATACCAGATCCCAGCTATCCATAGCCATTACATTTCTAACATCATCTTGAATGTGACGGTTAGTTGGAGTGTCTGAAGGTAGTAAATCACATGACCAGGTATCAAAACCTAATTCTGTAAAAGCTTCTCTAACTATTCCGCTGGTCTCACACCCTATTAATACTTTGCAACCATTATCCATTTTAATATCCTTTTTAGTATCTAGTACTTGTATAGTTTTACCGTATGCCTACAGTTTTCTTACAGTTTCCTACTATTTAGATAGCAATTTGATATCACTTATACAAGTACAAGACTATCAAAATAATAAAATCTACAGGCAAAAATGTATTATACTGAGGAAAATCAGGAGCTTAGCGACTGGATAAAGGATGAATCGGACCGAGTCGTTCTTTATACAAGGCTACCGAAACAACTAAAAATAGCGTTGGAAAATGATGCCAGGCTTCATAAGCGAAGCACATCAAGTCATTTAGAATTTATTTTAGAGCAAAGATTTAACAAAGAAAAATGAGGCTATTCATATGGGCAATTTACCTTGCTTTGTGGGCATTGACCCAGGCTACAAAACGGGCGCTGTAGCGCTGATAACTGATAAGTGGGCTGAGGTATATGACTTACCCGTTTGGGAAGCTGGCGGGGTCAATACGTTTGAGCTGGCGCAGATTTTACAAAGTGTAACCATTGATACAGTTGTAATAGAGAAACAATCAGCCCGGCCCATGCAAGGCGTGGCCAGCTCATTTAAATTAGGCATGGGTTACGGCCAGATTATAGGCTCACTCACTTTGCTCCAATATAGATTTGTTGAGGTTACGCCTGGTAAGTGGAAAAAAGCTTTAACTGTACCCAAAGACAAGGACGCGGCCCGTAGAATAGCCATGCGTACTTTCCCCCAACAGTCTGCAAATTTAGGGCTCAAAAAGCATGAGCACCGGGCAGAAGCCTTATTGATGGCAGAATATGCGAGACTTACTAATGTCCAAAGATAATATAGAGGCGGGATTTAAGAGACTTATAAGAGTATTAGAAACGCTCGAAAAAGACTTACTGAGGGAACCTAAGCGCCTTACAGCCCACCAAAGAGTGCAAGAGGCATTAGCACTCACAAAACTTCTTTATGATAAGCGTGGGGCCAAAAAGTGAGCATTATTGACGAGCAATATATAGGCGGTCAGCGCATTATATTAGGTAACTGTTTAGACATTGTGTCTGACCTGGAGCTTTTTGATGCACTAGTAACTGACCCACCCTATGGCCTCAATATGACAGACAAAGGTTTTAAGGAGCCAACAGGCTTTGGAGGTAAAAAGTCGGGTGGTAAGCCCATTGCCAGGCGTAAATATAAAGGCGGCTGGGATAATGACCGCCCTACCCCTAAAGCTTTTGAGCTCATGCTTAACAGCGCTGTTTATTCAATTATCTTTGGCGGTAATTATTTTACGGATCTGCTACCTGTTTCTGGGCATTGGTTAGTTTGGGATAAAAAAAATACAATGCCGACTTTCAGTGATTGTGAGCTTGCCTGGACAAACATAGATAAGAAAAGCGTTAAGCTTCTCACATATGAATATAACGGCCTATTAGGTAAGCGTGAAGCCCGGGTGCACCCTACTCAAAAACCAGTTGAGGTGATGCAGTGGGCTATTGAAAAAGCACGTAGCCCTAAAACAGTGCTCGATCCCTACGTGGGCTCAGGCACTACCCTAGTTGCTTGTGAAAGACTTGGACTAAACGGCACTGGGATAGAGATAGACAAAGAATTTTTTGACGTAGCTTGTGAGCGTGTTTTTCAGGCTACCAGGGAGCCAGATTTGTTTGTGCCTAAACCAGCGCAACCTGAACAAATTACTATACAACTACAAGACACTAGGGAGAGCACATGAAACCAGGCATTTACTATGAAATGACTAACCAGGAATATCATTCTACAGATGCTATTTCTGCAAGCTTTATTAAGTCAGCAATACTGACTAACTTATTCCAGGCACGGTTTGGTAAGTCAGATATAAATAAAAACGTAGCTGAAATAGGAACGTCCACACATTCTGAGGTGCTCGAGCCTGAGAAAAAGAATGTTGTTTTAAGCAAAGAAGAAACTAGGCGCACAAAAGCCTGGAAAGAAGAATATGACAAATGTGAAGCGGCTGGGAAAATACTGCTTACACAAAAAGACTATGACCTGGTCCAGGGCATGGCGCACGGGGTCCAGGTAACAGATGACAATGACAAAACTATAATTGTTGGCGGCGTAAGAAGAGACCCAGCATGCGCCAAACTACTACATGCTGAGGACCGCATTTGCGAGGCAAGCATATTTGTAGAACACGAGTCGGGCATGATGTTGAAAGCACGGCCTGACATATTTTCTAAAAAACTAAAAACAATGGGTGATCTTAAAACTACCCAGGATTGTAGCCCGGCGGGGTTTAACCGGGAGATATGGAAGCGTCTTTATTACGCCCAGGCAAGTTTCTATCTTATGGTGGCAGAAATTGCTGGAATAGAAATAGACCATTTTGCATTTATGGCAGTGCAAAAATCCTACCCTTATTTAGCTCATTATCACATGCTTGATGATGAAGCTTTGCAGTATGGAAAACGTCAAGTTTACAAAACTTTAGTAGACCTTTTTCATGCAAAACAACGGGGTGAATACCCTACTAACTGGGGTGATTATACAGTGCACCCCCTTCCTGAATACTTCAGAATAGAAAGTGAGCAATAATATGACATATAGGCTATCAAACGTTGAAATTATTTGGCCAAAAATAGACGTACCGTATTGGTATGACAAAACGGCCCCTAACCCATTTGACCCAAGCAAAACTGGCTTTGATGTAAGGGTGGAAAAAACTGATAAACGTGGCTCTTACCAATGTGCTTTTTTAGTAACTGACGAACAGGCCCAAGACTTAGCTAGAGCTATGTTTGAGGCATTTGCCAACCATCCAAAAACTAAAGGTAAGACTTGGACAAGAAATTTATTAAACCCAGAAACGGGCTATAAGGCTGAAACGCCTGTTACTGAGTTAAAGCATATATTTAAAAAGCTTGAGGAATATGGTGACCGCTGGATTGTCCAAACAAATAATAATTGCTTTGGTGACCCTAAAACTAAGCCAACTCAATATGATGCCACGGGCAAAGAATACCCTGACGATTTTCAGCTCACAAAGCACTCTAAAGGCCATGCAAATATTAAAATAGACCCGTGGTCAGCGGAAATGGCTGGTGTGGGCCTTAGATTAGAGGAGATTTTAGTAAGTGAGCTGGCTGAACGTAAAGAGTATGAACCAGCAAAGCCTAAAGAGCACCCATTTAAGGACATTGTTGGTGAAGCTCCTAAAACCGGGTTTGATGACCTGTTAAAGCCTACAGCAAGCGCACCAACGCAACCATCTTTAATGCCAGATGCTCCAGTGCAAAAAGCGCCAACAAACCCTTTTGGTAAAGCTGAGGTAGCAAAGAAAGATAACATTGAAACACACCCGGCTTTAGGTGACTTACCTGATGAAATTCCATTTTGAGGCGCTTAAATGGACGACTACCCAAAAGCGTACTGGTCAGAATGGGCTGATAAAATCATACAAAGATATGATTTAAAGCCGCAAGGGTCAGGCAACCAGCTCGAATATCATGGGGCTTGTCCTAGCTGTGGGCATAATGACTGGCCCAGTACAAGGTTTTGGATCAATCAATCTAGTGACGGCCTGGTTAAGTTCCAATGTCGGCAATGCCAAAGCTTTTCTGATATTGTGCAAATCTTGGAGCATGATGGTTGCTGGCCTTTACTTAACCAAAATTATGACAATGTAGTGCCCATAAGTGGGCCTACAGCGCACAAGTTTGATGATCTGATACCTTACCATATAAAAAAGAAAGTGGACCTCATAGGCGCGGAGCTTGACGGTAACAATGTAGTGGTGCCGCTCTTTAATACCAAAAAAGAGCAAGTTGGAATTCAAACTATTTATCCGGATAGTAGCAAGCGTTTTAACAAAGGGCTTTCTAAAAACTCAGGAGTGTTTGGGGTTGTTGGAACCCTGGACACAGATACACCTGGCAAAGTGTGGTTAGCTGAAGGCTGGGCTACAAGCGTTTCTATAAAAATGGCGCTACAAGCTAATGGTGACCCTACCCCAGTGCTTTTTGGTTTAGATAAATCAAACCTAGTGCCAGTATGTGAAGCCATAGCTGAAACATGGCCACAATTAGATGTATTTGTAGCCGCTGATAATGATGCAGATGGCGGGGGCCAGGAAGCCGCTAGAAAGACTGGAAAGCCGTATGCAGTGCCCAAAGCCAAAAATACAGACTTTAATGACATACATGTATCATTGGGGCTCAAAGCCGTAGCTGACCAGCTTGCCAAGCTTATAACTCCAGAAAGCATTTTAGATGAGCTGGTGTGGATTGATGATGCGGAGCCCGTGCTTACATCTAATTATCTTATTAAGAGCTGGCTAGGCGCTCAGCAAATGACCGTAATTTATGGGCAGTCTAATGTAGGTAAATCATTCTTTACCTTAGACCTAGCTTATCACATAGCCGCTGGACGCGACTGGCATGGCAATAAAGTAAGACAAGGAACAGTTTTATATTTGGCGGGTGAAGGTGGCCAGGGCTTTTTAGCACGCATGCGAGCAGTCCAGGATCATTACGGTGATAAAAACGTACCATTAGCCATTAGACCTAGCCCTATAAATATGCTGGACCCTAATGCTGATTTGCCAAAGCTTTTTGACCTCATTGATATTGTCAAAGAAAAGCACGGTAAAATTGAATTAATTATCATAGATACGCTTAGCCGGGCCATGGCCGGGGGCAATGAGAATGCGCCTGAGGCTATGACTTCTTATATTTCATGTAGCGATTCATTAGCTATTCACGGCCAATGTAGCGTGCTTACAGTGCACCATAGCGGGAAAGCTGGTAATGAGGCTGGTGCCCGTGGTCATAGCTCCCTGAGGGCCGCTACAAGCACTGAGATAGAATTAGATGTTGATGAAACAACTGGCATTAGATTTGCCAGGGCAACTAAACAACGTGACATTGCCACCAATAAAGAATTTGCTTTTGAACTCCAAACTGTAGAGCTGGGCAAAGATGAAGACGGTGACCCGGTTACTAGTTGCTTTATTTTGCCCGTATCAGATGAACGCAAAGCAGAAGCTAAGGTAAAACTTAGCCCAAATGAAAAGGTGCTTGTTGAATGCTTTACCCAGCTCTGGGGTGAGCAAATAGGTAAAGAAAACCCTGGTGGAGCTGGATGGCCACAAAGCGGTACAAGATGGTGTATTGCTGAGGATGATTTAAAGGAACACTATTACGGCAAGGTAACAACAGGCAATCAAAGACAGTCCTATAAACGGGCACGGGATGGGCTCTTAAAGAAGGGTGAAATGTCCATAAATGAGGGCTTTTTGTGGCTGACCAGAAATAAGCACAAAATTGGCGGGGTGTAACAGTATGTCACAAAAACGCCGTTTTAATAAGCTACTCAAAATAAACAATAAAACAGCACAACTGTTACGCAGTGTTACGAACTGTTACGGTAACTGTTACGAAACAAGTGTAGGCGTAACATCAGTAACATATCCCTTAAGGGATGTTACTGTTACGACTTGTGCCGTTACGCTTAGCAAACGGGGCTTCAAATGATACATGAAGCTGACCTCAAAAGACTGAGCTGGAAAGCACCAGATTATAGTGAATTAAAAGAAAAAGATTTTATACGGGCTTTGAAGGATATTCAGACTGTTGATGAACTTGAGGGGCTAGCCAATAGACGTAAGTGGCTTAACAATCATCAACTACCCTTTTGGAACGACTGGCAACGTGAGGCAATCATCAACCGTAAGTGGGAACTTGAGAACGGTGGATGAAAAGAAGTTAGGAGAACTAATGACATTGGTTGAGCGTAGAGCGGCAAAGCTAGGGCTGAGGTCAGCAATACCAGACGATAAGAGAAAACGTAAATGGAGAGAGCCGCTAACAAGGCATGAGTTACACCTACTCACATTTATGAGGGAATATGGATTGATTGATAGAAAGACACTGAGCGGGGCTATGGATGAAACTGAGGATGAAATGTACTCACAACTCCAAAGCCTGATTGATAGAGATTATGTGAAAGTTGTGAGTGTGAAGGGTTACGCTTTCTACAAGGCTAGGAGCAAAGATGAACTATAAGAAAATATTTAGTGATTGTGAGAATATAATAAATGACCGGGAGCAATCTTACGGTGATGCTAAACCATTGTTTGATGCAGTAGCCAGTAGGTTTACCAACGTGCTTAGTGACAAGCTGGTGCCTGGCAAACAGGTCAATGCTTATGATGTAGCTAGGCTTATGGCTGAGCTCAAAGCCTCAAGAGTTGATATTAATGGTCATCATGAGGATAGCATGCTGGATCAAATCAACTACCTGGTAATAGCTCACAAGCTGGCCAGTGAGGTTACGTGATATTTTGGTGGTCAGGGTGATGTGCTGTAAAACTATAAACGAGCGGGGTCATAGTCTACCCGCTCAACTGCTCAAGTTTACAAGTCCTCCCGCTTGTAAAACTCGTACTGAGGGCGGTGTTGGTTGCAGGTCCAATGCCGCCTTCTTTTTGTCTTTTGCTAGGGTTTACAAAGTACAGCCTCGCGCACGCACGCGAGAGAAAACCAGGCATGATTTAACATAATGTAGATTATGCGTAATTGCGTAGGTGATAAGTGATTGTTTTTATTGACATAAATAGCGGGGTCCAAAAGCGGCATAATTATTATGTTAATTATGTGCGAAAAACGACAAAAAAAGCCCCCCCGGGCGGCCTAGCTAGGGGTAGTACTTGTGCTAGTAATCACACACACGCCCCGTCAAAATTTGGTTTTGAGCCCCCCCTTAGTTTAATTGTTAATCACAAAGGAGTTTTATAAATATGGCTGGTAGACCTATGAAAAGAAAAGTCTTAGCTGAGTTAGAAAAGCGCGGCGGTAAGCAATACTTCCAGGAATATATTTTGTCTGGGGGTACAATATCAAAATTAGCTAAAGAGCTGGATGTTTCACGGGGTTATTTGCACACTTTGCTGACTAAGCATGATGTTTATTCTACGGCGTTAGATGAAGTGCGTGAACAAGCGGCTGATGCCCATGCTGAGGCGGGTTTTGATATTATGAAACGTTTACGGGCTGATCGTAAGCTGGAAAGAGACCAGGCTGACCCAGGCAGTAAGCAAGCTGAGATAAGCGCTATAGATGTTGCCATAGCCAAAGAGGAAGTAGCTGTGCATAAATTTATAGCTCAATCCTGGAATAAAAACCGCTACGGATCTACGGCAAACCAAACCCAGGTTACTTTGTCTGTTGGTGATATGCATTTGGACGCTTTACGCAAAATGAAGGTTGTTAATGATAGCACAAAGGCTATTGAGAATGACTAACAATTTTATGGAAGAATTTGTTGAGGCTTATGCAAACAACCCGGTCAAGTTTGTCCAGGAAATGCTTGGAGCTGAACCTTTTGATTATCAAGTAGAGTTTTTAAATGCCGTTGCTCAGAACACTAGAAAAATGAGTGTAAAAGCTGGGCACGGGGTAGGAAAATCAACTACTGCAAGCTGGGCTATGCTTTGGTTTTTGTTGTTAAAGTATCCGTGCAAAATTGTTGTTACGGCCCCTACCTCAAGCCAGCTTTTTGACGCCATGTATGCTGAATTAAAGCGTTGGATAAACGAGCTACCAAAAGAGTTACAACAGCTTTTGAATGTTAAGGGTGACCGTGTTGAGCTGATAGCGGCCCCGGCTGAGGCGTTTATAAGTTGTAGAACTGCAAGAGCTGAATCGCCAGAAAGTTTAGCGGGTGTGCATAGTGAAAACGTGCTTATAATTTGTGACGAGGCCAGCGGTATTAGTGAGAAAGTCTACGCCGCCGCCGCTGGTAGTATGTCCGGGCACAATGCAACAACTTTGCTTTTGAGCAACCCCACCCGGTCTAGCGGTACGTTTTATGAAAGTCATAACCGTTTATCGCATGCCTGGTGGACCCGTACCTGGTCGTGCATTGAAAGCCCGTTAGTTTCTGATGAATTTGTAGATGAAATGAAAGAGCGTTTTGGGGAGCTGAGTAACGCCTATAGGGTAAGGGTCATGGGTGAATTTCCTATGAGCGACGATGACACAATTATTCCTATTCATTTGGTAGAAGCGGCTCAGCATAGAGACATTGACGAAAGTGAAGGTGTTTCTGAAGTTTGGTCACTTGATGTTGCCCGGTATGGTACAGACGCTACAGCTCTTTGTAAGCGGCGTGGTTCAGTGGTAACTGAGATTAAGAGCTGGCGTGGCTTAGATTTGATGCAAACAACGGGCCGGGTAATGGCTGAATATAATGGTTTGCCCCCTTCTCAGCGGCCTCAGGAAATTCTTGTTGATAGCATAGGGCTAGGTAGCGGTGTTGTTGACCGTGCTTTGGAATTGGGTTTGCCTGTTAGAGGCATAAATGTGTCTGAAAGCCCGTCTATGGGTGATACTTATTTAAATCTACGGTCTGAGTTATGGTTTAAGACAAAAGCCTGGTTAGAGGGCCGTAGTTGCAAAATACCTAAAGATGAACGGCTTTTATCTGAGCTTACTAGCATACGTTATAGCTTTACCAGCTCAGGCAAAATGAAAGCTGAAAGCAAAGATGAGCTTAGAAAGCGTGGGCTTGGCTCCCCTGACCTAGCTGATGCTCTTTGCCTTAGCATGGCTAGTGACGCGGCTACGGCTCAAAGCGGTAGCTTTAAAATGTGGCGCGGTGAATTGCGCCGTAACTTAGCTGGGATTGCATAGAATTTAGGTGATTTTTACCTGGTCGTGTTAATTTGATGGCAAGATTAATTTTGTCATTAAAGGGGCTATTTATGTACGGATCAACAAAAAAGGGCGGCAAGAAAAAAGGCACTAAGAAAAAATAATGCCTACTAAAGTTGCAAAGAAAAAAGCCCTTACTGCTAGGCAGAAAGCGGCAATGAAAAACCACGCTCGGCATCATACGGCAAAGCATATGCGTGAAATGACCAAAATGATGCTTGGCGGCTCAACGTTTACAGCCGCGCATAAAAAAGCAATGAAAAAGGTAGGACGCTGATGGCCAAACGACCCGGACTTTATAAAAATATTCATAAGAAACGTGCAAGAATTAAAGCTGGCAGTGGTGAAAAAATGCGTAAGCCCGGATCTAAGGGTGCACCAACTGCAAAGGCGTTTAGAGAAAGCGCTAAGACTGCGAAAAAGCGGCCAGCAAAGAAAAAGAAGTAATGCCAGCTAAGCGGAGAAAAGTACCCGCCAGCGTTAAGTACGCTAATGGCACAACTTATAAAGATAGCCAGGGCCGCACCCATAAGCGCACCTCGGCTAAAGGAACAAAACGCGGTGATGCTTATTGCGCTAGATCAAGTGGCCAAAAGCAAACTGCAAAAGTCAAAGTGCGGCGCAAAGCCTGGGGTTGCCGTGGTAAAAAGTCAGTGAGAAAGTAGATGGCTCTAACAACTTATACAGAATTGAAAGCAAGTATTGCTGATTTTTTAAATCGTGATGATTTAACTTCTGTAATTCCAGATTTTATAAGTATGGCTGAAGCAAACATGAATAGAGATTTGCGGCATTGGCAAATGGAAAAACGTGTTACTGCAAGCCTCACTACTCAATTTACAGCTATTCCAAGTGACTTTTTAGAAGGTGTAAGATTAGCCCTAAATACTCCAGGCACCGCACCTTTAGAGGTGGTTGGTAGTTATGAAATATCTAAACTTAGAGCTGAAATAGCTAACACTACCGGGCAACCTAGATTTTATACAATTCTTGATGGGTCTATTGAGGTGATGCCATCACCTGACCAGTCATATACTTTAGAAATGCTTTACTACTCAAAATTAGAGCCGCTGAGTGACGTAAACGCTAATAATTGGGTTCTACTAGGTAATCCAGATTTATACGTTTATGGAGCTCTGCTACACGCGGCTCCCTATCTCCAGGCAGATGAAAGAATTGCAGTGTGGTCAACACTGTATGCAAAGGCGGCTCAGTCGCTCAATCAAGAAAGTGAAAAGGCAAGAACTGGCGGGTCAGGCCGCCGTATGAAAATAAGGAGCTATCAATAATGGCAAGTTTGAATGACCGTGTTTTTGACTCGGGGCTATCAATTTTATCAACCGAGGCAAACCGTGTAGATATTACCTCACAAGAAGCGGCCAGCTTTGCTGAGGCAACAAGTACGTACACGCTAGGGAACACTACCAGCATTACTATTGCTTCACCCACGGACAGGACGGGGGGAGGTCGCAAGGTCACTATGTCGGCAATAAGTAACGCAAACGTTACGGGCTCTGGCACTGCTACCCACTACAGCATTAGCGATACAACAAATTCACGTTTGTTAGCTACTGGTGCCCTTACTGCTTCTCAAAGTGTAGCCACTGGGAACACATTTAGTTTGCAAGCATTAGATATAGGTATCCCAGATCCGTCATAAAAAACAATTAATTAAAGGCTTAAGTTAATGCCAGCAAACGGAAATAGAATAAAGGTTGCAACCTCAACCACGGGAACCGGGGCCATTACTTTAGGGGCCGCGGAGCCAGGTTTTCAAACTTTTAGCGCTGGCGGCATAGCTGATGGTGAAACTGTACGTTTTACTATTGAGGATGGATTGGCATTCGAGATATCTGAGGGAGTATACACTCATAGCGGAACTACACTCACAAGAACTCTAACAGAAAGCTCCACGGGTTCTTTGCTTAATCTAAGTGGCAACGCAGTTGTGTTTGTAACGTTTACGGCTGATGACATTGTTTCTCCCGGTAAAACTTTAGCTTACTCATTGATTTTTGGTTTTGGATAGGAAAGAGCATGGCAAACCCTAACATAGTAAATATTAATAATATCCTGGGCAAAACCCACGGTCAGACACTTACAACATCGGCGGCTAACGTTGTTACAAACGCTAGTGGTAGCAACAAGATATTTAAAATAAACAGCATAGTTTGCTCTAATATTGATGGTGTAAATGATGCTGATGTTTCAGTTTCAGTATTTAAAAATCAATCAAGTGAGTTTTTTTTAGTCAAAACTGTTTCGGTTCCCGCTGATGCTTCTCTTGTAGTTTTATCCAGGGATACGGGCATTTATTTAGAAGAAAATGACAGCGTTAGGGCCTTAGCTTCAGCGGCTAGTGATATAGATATTGTCGTGGCCTATGAAGAAATTTCATAGGTGACAAATGCCAGCAAGCATAACTAAATTTGGCAGTCTTAAAGGTAGTGATGAACACAAAGCTAAAAAAGGCGGTCGGTTTGGTATGGCCTCTGTGGAGTTGCATAGTATTCCCCCGGCGGCCGTAGGTGAGCATATATATTATAATCCTGGAAATTATACTTGGACTTGCCCGGCTGGAGTTACAACCATTTCAGTAGTATGCGTTGGCGGCGGTGGCGGGGCGGTACAACACAATTTTTATAGTTTACCTTTTGCTACCTGTGGCGGCGGTGGCGGTACTTTAGCTTATAAAAATAATATTACCGTTGTTCCTGGCCAGGGCTATGATTTAAAAGTTGGCGCTGGTGGAGCTGGTCTGACACTTCCAAATAGTGCGTTTCCCGGTTCATTGGGAAATGCTGGCGAAATAAGTTGGTTTAACAATCCAAGCACTGTTGCGGCGGGTGGTGGTTATGGTGGCGGTTGTATGGCATTTGCCGCACCTGTTACGGGTATGTTACAATCAGACGCCCCTGTTGGTGACGGTGGTGGGAGGGGTGGTTATACTAGCAATACACACCTTCAGCATCCTTTTGGAGCTGGCATAACAGGTGGTGGAGGCGCTGGCGGCTATTCTGGTGATGGCGGCGGTTGGACTGGTGGAGGTCCTAGCACTCCTTATAACGCCACGGGTGGCGGTGGAAATTATGGTTACGGTGGCTCTTTTATTGTTGCGGCTGACTTAAACGGTGGTCCAGGCGGTGGCGTTAATGTTTATGGTACTGACCCTAATCAGCCTTATGGGGGAACTCCTACCCAACCAGGAGAAAGCGGTTCATTTGGTAGGCACTCAAGTCATCCAGCTCCAACTCCAGCTAATAAAGCGGTGTTTATAGGCTCATTAGGTAATTGGAACCCAACCAGCGCCCCATTAGTTCCGTCAGGTTCAACTGTCGATCACAATGATGCAGATGCAAGTAGAGCCGGGATGTACGGCGGCGGTGGCGGTAATACTGGTCAGGGTACTCCAACTGGTTACGTTCAAAGGACCCAAACCGCTGGTAACAGACACGGCCCTGTTGGTAGCGGTCAGGGTGGCGCGGTCAGAATAATTTGGGGCCCAGGCAGATCATTCCCATCAACTCTAACCAGTGAGGCTGACAGCCTAGCAAGTATAGCGGAAAACTAATGAAACGTAATTACGGATATAGAGGGCATGACCCAGACTTAGGTGACGCGGCAAACAAAGTACAAGGTGTCGTTGAAATAGAGGAAACTAACATCTGGCGCTATAGTAGCGGTTACCCAGCCGCTTTAGGTGTTAAAGAAGCGTCTTTAAGACTAGGGCAATCTTTAGCCGCTCCTAGGCACAACCCAATAGCAAGCGGGGCAATACCATTTATTCAAAATGAAGAATATTATTTGGGTATAGTTGAAAATCTACAAGCAACTACGGGAACCACTACACGTTATTGGTCAATAGATAGCACTGCTAATGATTTAATTTTCCAAGATCAAACAGGTTCAATAGTCGTTGATAATGCAAGTGGCTTAGGATCTGCTGTTTTTAGAACAAGGTTTATCGATTGGTTTACTACAGCTCCAACTTTTAGTTTAAGAATTAGGTCAGGAAGTACGAGCGGCCCAATTCTCAAAACGTTTACCATGGAGCTCTTACTGCCCTTTTTAAGCACGCAGTTTTATGATGGGCAAGGCAATCTTGACACAAGTTTGGGTGGATTAACTGAGGGGTCACAGCAAAATTCTTATAATGACTGGCGCTTATATCTTGCGAATATAGGGTATAACCCAGGTGCGGGTTTTACTGGTCTTGTAAAAGCTAGGGTAGTTTCCACGACATTTAATACAGCTAGTACAGATGATATAGAAATAAGCCCCGCTGTACCTTTTGACCAAATTGCAAACGCTTATGGCGCATTAGCACAATCAGGAACAGGAGAAAGTAGCACAAATGTTTTTGACTTTTCTGGTTTTGACGTAAGAAGTGACGCAACAACTGAGGGCACAGAAACTTTTACAGTTGGTTTAGAGGTTTATAAAGACCCGCTCGTAGGCGGTACAGCAACTATTGGTTCACTTCCATTAAACATTTTAGATACAAGTGTACCTTTTACTTTTTCTTTTACTTATGACCCACCCGCTGGCCAGTCATACGGAACGCCTGGTGCTGGCCTTGGCCCAAGAACTTATTACCAAAGTGGTAACCCCTCAACAGGCAATTTATATAATTTATTCTCAACATTAGGCGCAATGAATGAAGGTGCTAAGAACAGATTTATACCTTCCACAACAACAACAGGCGTTGGCGGTCGATATTATTTTGAAGTAGTAGCCGCAACTGGAAATGTGACAGATTATTTTGGCCAGACATTAGGTACATTAGGCGGGTCAAATGCTGATTGGCGAATATACCCGTTAAACAATTCTTATTCTGGGCATTTTTCAATAGATGACACTGGGGCATTTGTCTCCGCAACACCCATTGATGCTAGTGGTACAGAAGGTAGTGCTAATACTGGTGGCATAGATGTTCAAGCGCTTACCGATAACGTTGGTGGAGGTGGGCCAGGGTCAGCAAATACGTCTGAAGCGTATGAAGGGATGAAAGTTAACGTTTATCCAGAAAACAAAAATCCAGCGACACTGTTAGGTTCATCTGCCCAAGTAAGAATTGTTGATATTCCACCAAATGAAATATGGGCAAAAATGGTCAATTTTGGCACTGGTTCGTATTTAAATACAACTAATACAAATGGGGGTAATTTAACAAACGGTTTTGATATAAAAGATTTTACCGTACCTTCTGAATTAAATGGCGTAACCGCTAGAATTTATATTGGTGTTAAAGCCAATGGAAATACTAAAAACCTACATGATTTTGGTATAGGTGGTTTACAGATTTTAGATTTGACGCAACCGCTTGGTTATAATCAAGTGCTAAGGGCTATGGCTATTAGGGGTTTGCCTTCCGAACAAACGTGGGTAACAAAATCAAATCCTCTTAATTATGAAACATCTGCGGGTTATTTTGAAACTAGCAGTACTTTCAATGTAACATCGGGTTTTCAAGAGTTTCCGAGTTTAAATACTGTAAAAAACTATGCCTATCATTCATTAAATTTTGCTAATATTTATGCCATGTCTACTTCAAACAATTTTGTTAACGGTAGATTTAATGTAACTGGCTTTCAAAATTTTGGAACGCCCACAACTTACACTGGTTTTGCGGGTGGAGTTAATCCAAACACTCATAATATGACGGGTGGTTTTGTGCCATTGAATTCAGAAAATCCTAATACTGTAGAAACGCAACCGCAAACCCAAGCCAGCTATCAAACAGGACACATTTATTATGAAAGTGATGGTAGCTCAGGTTCGCTTGATAAAGGGTGCGTTTTAAGAAGCCCTACCTACACATTTACAACTGGTGAAACAATTAGGGTTTGTTTTGGGATAGCAACAACAACCACGCATAGCTTTGTGGCTTCAGATGCATTTTTTCTAGGGGTAGGATAATGACTTTATATTCTCATAATTTAAATACACCTCAACCGTTGCCCGATAAAATTGTATTAAGTAACGGTTTTACACGCACTGACCCCGATACATTTACTGATGCTGAAATACTTGATGCCGGGTATGTAGCCGCCCCTGATATGCCTGTTTACAATGATAAAACCCATAAATGTTTATGGGTTAATACTGAATGGGTTGTAAGTGAATTATCTGATGATGAAAAAGCTGACATTAAAGAGAATGCATGGAATGACTTGCAATATAACATTATGATGCAACGCCATACAGCTCTAACAATGTATAGAGAAACTAGAGTTGATATGGATGCAAACAAAGAACCAATGTGGTTATTAGCTGATATTGATGATTGGCTAACAAAGTTAGACAATGATTATATTTATGGCACATACAATGAAACGCATGCCCAATTTACAATAGCTCATTTTAATTACGAAAACCTTAACCCAGACTGGACCCCATAATGTTAGGCTTTCACCCCCTAGCTACTCAGCCATTAGGTTTTGTTGGAATAAGAAACGTTTTCCTGGCTGGTAATGATGTTGCGGCTCAAAACCCGGTTGTAGATGCTAGTGTTTTAACAGAAAATTTAGTTTTTGCGGGCACAACTTTAGAAACTCAAAACCCGGTTGTAGATAGCGCCTTTTTAACTAATAATTTTGTTTTCACGCCTACTACTCTTGAAACTCAAAACCCTGTTTTAGATACCACTGCTATCACTCAGCTTCATAACTTTGCGCCAAGTGATATAACTACAGCTAACCCGGTTGTCGGTACAACATTACTGATTGAAGCTGAGAATTTTGCGGCTTTACCTCTAAATACTGGCGTTCCTACTGTTGATACGGCAACACTTACTCAGGTTCATAACTTATCTAGCAGTAGTTTAGAGACTGGTAGCGTTGACCTGGCGCAAGGTCAATTAAGTCAAATACACAACTTATCGGGTCTATATAATGGCCAGGGCGCTTCGGTTCCGAACGCTACAATGTTTGAAAATGAAAACTTTTCAGCTCCCAATATATTAACTGGCACGGCGCAAGTTGAAAGTACTATACTTACGCAATCACACGTATTTTCTCCCGTTTTTTATATGGGTTATCCGACTGTTGGCCTTGGAAATATGGGCCAACAATACTTTCTTACAACTAACAACATTATTACCGGGTTGCCTCAAATTGATACAACAACCTTTCCCTATACAGCCCCAATACAACCAACAGTTAGCGCATTTACAGAAATTATTGTGCCCGACCCTGATTTGAATGAAATTTGGAGCATTGCAACTAATACGCCCCCAAGTGAAATTTACACCGAGCAAACACCCAAAGTTTAACACCAAAATTACTATATTATTCTAGTTTCTGTTATGTTGTAGAAAAAGGAGATAACGTATGGCTATAAGCTTAACCCTTCCCCAGCAAGGGGGGTCTCAAAATACCTGGGGGCAACTCTTGAACCAAAGCCTTACAGCGGTTCAATCCTCTCTTAATGGTTCGGGAACAGGTAAAGCCCTAGTATCCCCTGATTTAAGCGCATTAGTCATTAATGGCGTTACTACGACAGCAACCGCAGATGACTTAAATTTAGTAAGCGGTTTGAGCGGGTCTGGAGCGCTTATGCAAAGCTTTGTTATTGAGGACGGTGACGGAACTGAACTTACAGTGACTAATGGTAAAGAAATTAAATTTATTGATGGTACGGGATTAAATATTAATTGGTCAGATTTAACAACGGGCTCAGATAGTGACCCTTTTGATTTAACGTTTGAGTTAAGCGGTGACCAAAGGCTAGTAGCATCTACTGATGTATATGTTGGCAATCAACATGAGCATATTCATTTCAATGATGGCAGTCAGCATATAGAATTTATGACTGGCGGTAATGAGGAGATGAGGCTTGAAAATGATGGTGACTTACATGTTGACGGTAACGTAACAGCTTACTCAACAGTAGTTTCAGATCAACGTCTTAAGCATGACATAAATAAGATTGAAAATGCGTTGGACAAAATTTGTCAAATCAGCGGTTACACTTTTACTTACAATAAAGATAATAAAGAAAGCGCCGGGGTGATAGCGCAAGAAGTAGAACAAATTTTGCCCTCAGCGGTTGAGGACAAAGAGCTTGTTTTTCATGGTCAAGAAGGTGTGAAGTATAAAACTGTTCAATATGACCAGCTCCATGGTTTGGTAATTGAAGCAATAAAAGAACTAAAAGCTGAAGTTGAGGAGTTAAGAAATGCCATTACCAAGTAGTGGTGCCATTAGCTTAAATCAAATTCATGTAGAGGCTGGCGGGTCAAGCGGCTCCCAGGCTAGTTTAAACGATGCTGATATACGTGGTATGTTAGGTAAAGGTTCAACGGCTCAAAACTCTTTTAATGAGTATTATGGCATTTCTGCCGCCGCTCCTATTGCAACTTATAAAGGCTTCATCCGCACAACTAGCGACGGCTTTCCACAAGGGTCTGTTAGTTTAAGTTCTGGAACAAAAGTCGTTGTCGTTTGTTTGTGTATGCCGGGCTATCAAAATACATATTGTAATTTAGGTAATTCATCCATGACGCTTGCGGCAAGTAACGCTCAAAATGGTATGTCAGCAGTTTATTATTTGGCAACCTCTGCGTCTGGTTCTACGCTTATTTCTGGTAATGGTGG